GAACGCCCCGGACGGAGCGGACGACCCCGGGGCGGTGAACGCCGGCGTGGTGAACGGGTCGGTGCTGATCACGCTCGAGCCGATCGACGGGCCGGCCGATCCGCTGCCGGTCGGGGCCCGGGTGCCCAAGCCGATTCCCGGATGGGAGACGACCGGCCCCGGAATGCAGCGGCGGGTGCTCACGGCGAACGGGCCGCTCTTCGACATCCGCCCCGAAGGCTACCTCGGGTCGGAGCAGCGGGCCGCGGCGGTGCTCCCGGGGCTGACCCCGGACCACTTCACCGGCGAGAACCAGCCGCCGGACGTGGTGTGGGGCCTGCGAGCCCTGGAACTGGTGGACGACGTCGGCATTGTGGCCGTGCCGGACCTGATGTGGCCGGGCTATCCGCCGCCGCGGCCACGCCCGGCGCCGCGGCCGCGGTGCCAGGTGCTGCCGGCCGGCGACGAACCGCTTGCCCCGCCGTCGCCCGAAGACGAGGGGCGGGTCGGGTTCGAGCCGCACGAGCAGGTGGAAGCACAGCGGGCGGTGATCCGCCACTGCGCCGCACTGCACGACCGGTTCGCCGTGCTCGACGCCCCCGCCGGGCTGCGCCCGGACGCCGCGATCGCCTGGGTGGCAGGGAAGCAGCCGGCTTCAGACGGCGTGCGGTCCGACGCCGGGCAGTTCGCGGCCCTGTATTACCCGTGGATCGACATCCCCGACCCGGACGTGGACGGCGGGGTGCGAGCGACCCCGCCGTCAGGTCACGTGGCCGGAGTGTTCGCCCGCGTCGACCTGACCGCCGGCGTCCAGAAGGCGCCAGCGAACGAGGTGCTGCAAGGGGTCAGCGGAACGGAGATCGACCTCGACCCGACCGCCCGCGGAATGCTCAACGACGACGGGGTCAACGCAATCTGTTCATTCCCCGGCCGCGGCGTGCGGGTGTTCGGGGCCCGCACACTGGTGCCGCCGGGGGCCGCGGAGCTGAAGCCGTGGCGGTACGTGAATGTCCGCCGGCTGCTCCTGATGCTCGAGGAGTCGATCGACCGGGCGACGCAGTGGGTGGTATTCGAGCCGAACACGCCGGCCAAGTGGCGCGAAGTGGACCGGGTGATCCGGAACTTCCTGGACGACGAGTGGCGCGCCGGCCGGCTCGACGGAGCGACCGCCGCCGCCGCCTACTCGGTCACCTGCGACGAGACGACCAACCCGCCGGAGGGAATCGAGGACGGGCAGATGGTCTGCGTGATCGGGGTTCAGCCGCCGTTGCCGGCCGAGTTCGTACTCGTCCGGCTCGGCCAGCGTCTGGGCGAAAACGGCACGGCCGGCGCCGGGGGGGTGAACGGTGGCTGAGAGCAACAGCCGGCAGGACCCGTTCCTGGTCTTCAAGTTCGCCCTCAAGTTCGACGAGCAGTCGTACGGCGGGTTCTCCGAGTGTTCCGGTCTGAACCTGGAGACGCAGACCCAGGACTACCTCGAAGGCGGTCGCAACGACCACGCCCTGAAGTTCCCGACGCGGACGGTGCAGTCGAACCTGGTCCTCAAGCGCGGCGTGGTCGATCGCAAGCTGTGGGACTGGTACGACCAGGTGGTTCAGGGCCAGGTCGCGACGAAGAACGTGACGGTGCTGGTGTACGACGCGAGCGGGGCGACGGTGGTGATGGAGTACCGGTTGCGCTCGGCGTTCCCGTGCAAGTGGACGGGGCCGGAACTGAACGCGTCGCAGAACAACGCGGCGGTGGAGACGCTGGAACTGTGCCACCAGGGACTGGAACGACGGACCTGAGCCGGTTGCGAGTTTGCCAGTCCCATTGAGGAGGACCGGGCGGTGCCGATCGAGGTGGGGCGATTCACGACCGACGTGACGGTGGCCGACGGCGACCTGCCGCTCTCGCCGGCGCAGCTGGAGAAGCTCGTCCAGCTGGTCGCGCGGCGGGTGGAAGAGAAGCAGCGCGACCAGGCCCGTAGCCGGGAGGCGACCGCGATCCGCGGACAGGCCAGCCCGCCGGTCCAGCTCGGCTGAGGGAGGCAGCGATGGCCCTGGTTCCGGCGACGATCGAGGTCCTCGACTTCCAGGCCGTGGACCTGCTGCGCGGCCAGCTGCCGGTCATCCCGGTCCAGTTCAACCCGACCGAATACACGCTGACCAAGGGAGCCCAGATCGCCGAGATCGCCATCCCAGGAATCGACTCCCCGATCCTCCAGTTCGTCGCCGGGCAGAACGAGAAGTTGACCCTCGACCTGTTCTTCGACACCACCCTCGACGGCGGCACCGGCGAGACCGGCATCCCGGTCACCCTCCGCACCAACATGATCTACCAGCTGGTGAAGATCCAGCCGAAGACGCACGCCCCACCGCGAATCCGGTTCGTCTGGGGGCTCGGGCTGCAGTTCACCGCGATCGTCGAGAGCGTGACGCAGAAGTTCACCCTGTTCAGCCCGCTCGGGGTGCCGCTGCGGGCGACGCTGTCGGTCACCTTCCGGGAGTACAAGTCGCTGGAAGACCAGCTCAAGGAGTTGAACCTCCAGTCGGCCGATCACACAAGGCGGTACGTGGTCGCCCAGGGCGAGAGGCTCGACGGCATCGCCGCGGCCCAGTACGGCGACCCGGCGCAGTGGCGGGTGATCGCGAACGAGAACGCCGACCGGCTCGGCAACCCGCGCCGCCCGCGCACCGGCACCGAACTGCGCCTGCCACCGCTCGACACTCAGCCCACCGCAACGGGGGTGGCGACATGAGCCCGGCCGTCCTCGATTCGACCCCGGTGTATGCCGGCAACGACTTCTACGTCCCGTACTTCGAGGTGTCGGTCGGCGGGCGCAAGCAGTCTGGGGCGGTGGTTCGTGATGTGATGCAGGTCAGTTACAAGGACAACGTCGAGCAGATCGACGGCTTCGAACTGACGGTGAACAACTGGGACGCGGACCAGCGGAAGTTCAAGTACAGCGACAAGCCGCTGTTCGAACCCGGGCAGCGGGTCGAGCTGAAGATGGGTTACATGGGCTCCGGTGGGTCGGGGCTGCGGATGATGATCCGCGGCGAAATCACCGCCCTGCGTCCGACCTTCCCGGCGTCCGGCCAGCCCACGCTCGCGGTCAGCGGGCTGAACGTGCTGCACAAGTTCCAGGACGAGCAGAAGTCGGACAAGTACGACGGGATGACGCTGGGGAAGATTGCCGAGAAGGTGTGCGACCGGCTGAAGTCGAAGTTCCCGGTCAAGTTCGACGGCCCGCAAGCCCCGGTACTGGAGGCGGTGCAGACCGACCTGATCCAGAACAACGAATACGACATCGTCTTCCTGATAGCCCTGGCCCGGCGGGCAGGCTACGAGCTGGTGGCCGATGACAGCGGCGACGTCACGAGTCTCTCGTTCGGCCAGCCGTCGTCCGCCGCGACGGTCAGCTACAAGCTGCAGTACGGCCGGACGCTGACCGAGTTCCAGCCGAACCTCGACTTCTCGCATCAAGTGTCGGAGGTGGAAGTCCGCGGGTGGGACCCGGTGAAGGGGGAGGCGATCCAGGTGACCGCCGACCAGGGGCAGGCCGGACCGGACGGGCTACAGGGGAAGATGAAGCAGGGGACTGCGAACCCGGTCGCGGCCCGGCGGGAGGTGATCAACAACGCCCCGGTGCGCGACGCCCAGGCGGCCCGTGAGGTGGCCGCGGCCCAGCTACGGCGGATCAACAACGTGGTGGTCACGGCCACGGGGTCGGTGGTTGGCCTGCCGGACCTGCGGGCGGGGGCCCAGATTCAGGTGGATGGCCTCGGCCTGCGGTTCAACGGCCGCTACTTCGTCACCGCCACCACGCACACGATCGGCAACTCGGGGTATGTCACCCAGTTCGAGTGCCGGCTGGTGGCGCTGAGCAACAAGTCGGACGGGGAGGCACTGTCGTGACCGGGGTCGAGGTGAGTCATGTGGTCATCGGTGAGGTGAGCAAGCTCGCCGACGCCGACCCGGTTGGGAAGGTGAAGGTGAAGTTCGCGCACCTGGGCGGGGTGGAGAGCGGCTGGTGCCCGGTGGTCACGCCGATGGGCGGGCCGGGCCGGGGGATGGTGTTCCTGCCGGAGGTCGGCGACCACGTGCTCGTGGCCCTGGAGTGCGGCGATCCGAGCCGCGGGTTCGTGCTCGGGGCGATCTGGAGCGCGGCGCAGAACCCGCCGAAGGGGGACGGCAAGCCGAGCGCCAACAACGTCCGGTTCATCTATTCGCGGTCCGGGCATGTGATCCGGCTGGACGACACCAAGGGGTCGGAGCGGATCGAGGTGATCGACAAGGACGGGGCGCGGAAGGTGGTGATCGATTCGGCGAACAAGAAGATCCAGGTGTCGTCGGACGACGGGGCCGTGGAGGTGACGGCGAAGTCCGGGGACGTGACGGTGAAGGCGAGCGGGACGGTGTCGGTGGAGGGGGCGACGGTGACTCTGAAGTCATCGGGCGAGCTGACCGTACAGGCCGGCAGCACCCTCACGCTCAAGGGTACCACGGTGAACATCAACTGAGGCATCCCATGGGCCAGCCGGCGGCGAAGCAGGGCGACCTGGTGACCGCCCTCGACATGCACCTGATCCAGCCCCCCGGGCCGACCGCGCCGGTCCTCGTCCCGCACCCGTTCAACGGGACGCTCGACGGGAGCCTGAGCACGAATGTGAACATCATGGGCCAGCCGGCCGCGGTGGTCGGGAGCACAGCCACGAACAGCCCGCCACACCTGCCGGCCGGCGGGACGTTCGTCATCCCCCCGCTCAACCGGGGACAGGTGATCACCGGCAGCGCGACCGTGAAGATCAACGGCCAGCCGGCCGCCCGGTCGGGCGACACGGTGAGTACCTGCAACGACCCGGTCGACGCCCCGGTCGGCACGATCCAGGCGGTCGGCACGGTCAACATCGGGTGACGGAGGAATCCTTGTGGCGACGGCGAACAGCGACTTCCTCGGCCGCGGGTGGGTCTTCCCGATCCTGCCCGGACCGGACGGCCGGCTCCGGCTCGTCGACGCGGAGACGGGGATTCGCAACAGCATCTTCCTCATCCTCAGCACCGCCCCGGGGGAGCGCGTGATGCGGCCGGACTTCGGATGCGGCATCCACGACCTCGTCTTCCAGCCGAACACCGCCGCCCTCCGCGGCGCGGTCCAGGCCCGCGTGCGTGAGGCCCTCGTCCGCTGGGAGCCACGCATCGACTTGCTCGACGTCCGCGCCGATACCAGCCCACAGGCGGCCAACCAGTTGCTCATCCGCATCGACTACCGCATCCGGGCCAACAACGCCCTGTTCAACCTCGTCTACCCGTTCTTCCTCCAGGAGGGGGTCGGGTAAGCACCCGGACACATGCCGCTCACAGCCCCCAACCTGGACGACCGAACATTCGCGGACCTGCTCCGCGACGCCCGGTCGCGCATTCCCCGCTATTGCCCGGAGTGGACCGACTTCAACGAGGGCGAGCCGGGCACCGCCCTCGTGCAGTTGTTCGCCTGGTTCACCGACCTGATGATCTGGCGGCTGAACCAGGTCCCGGCCCGCAATTACATCAAGTTCCTCCAACTGCTCAACCTCGAACTCCGCCCGGCCCGGCCCGCGAAGGCGTTCGTCTGTTTCACGCTCGCCGAGCCGGCCAAGGTGACGCCGGTCCCGGTGCGGTCGCGGTTCGAGGTGCCCGGGGCGGACGGCGAAGTGCTCTACTTCGAGACCACCAGCCCGCTCGACCTGATCCCATACCCGCTCGACACGCTTAAGGTGGTCGATGGGGCCGACGTGCCGGACGTGTCGGTGGCGAACCAGGCCGGGAACGACCGCTTCCGCCCACTCGGCTCGAGCCCGCAGGTGGGCAACGCTCTGTACCTCGGCTTCCGCCCACCGCCGACCGGCGAGATCGGAACCGAGCCACCGTTCGCGCGGATCAGCGGGCCGGGCTTCCCGGACGAACTCGCGTTCCGCTTCTACCTGCCGCCGCCGGACCCGACCGTGCTGCCGCAGCCCTCAACAGGGGTCGCGCCGCCGGCGCCCGACCAGACGCTGGTCTGGGAATACCAGTCGGTCCTCGACCTGACCCCGGGCCAATCCCCCGACGACCTCGATCGCTGGCGACAACTGGCGATTCTGAAGGACGAAACGCAGGCACTGATCCGCGAGGGGAACGTCACGGTCCGCGGGCCGGGGACCGACTTCCTCGCCACCACGGGCCCGCGCCCGGCCGCCGACAATCGCCCGCGCTACTGGGTGCGCGTCCGGCTCGCCCAGGGGTCGTACGATCCGTCGCGGGTGCCGGAGGTGGCGTTCGTCCGGCCGAACGTCGCCGAGGTCGAAAACCTGGCGACGTTCACCGGCGAACTGCTCGGCGAGAGCGACGGCTTCCCGCACGAGTACAAGCTGCGGAACCAGCCGGTCGATCCGGGCTCGCTGCAGA